TTCAAGATCTAAAAATTTTAGCCACCCAAGGTAGATCAAGTTTAAAAACTTTGATCTTCTTGGGTATGTTTGTTGCAGGTGTTACAAGTTTTATCTATACAGTGTTAAACATGATTAGATAAATGACAGAAGAAGATAAATTTTTCAAAATTAATCTAGAAAAACTTTTGCGCAAAGTTCCAATGGTTAATCAACTTGATTTAAAGTTGAATGAAAGCCAATGGGGAATGGTAGAAGGTCTAGAGTCTCACCGTTTTTGGGTACACATTTCTGCTAGAAGAACAGGTAAATCGTACGCAGCAGCTATTTTAGCTTTTGCAAAACTCTTAGAGCCTGGTACACAGGTAATGGTAGTAGCTCCTAACTTCTCTCTATCTTCAATTATCTGGGACTATACTACACAAATCATTCGCGACTTACAATTAGAAACCGATCGCTTTAATCAAAAAGATAAAGTTATTAGACTTGTAAATGGTAGTACTTTTAGACTATTATCAGCTAACAACAGAGATAGTTTAATCGGTAGAGCTGCTAATTTATTGATAGTAGATGAGGCAGCGATTATTCCTAATGACGAATATTTTACAAGAGATTTAAGACCTGCACTTTCCACCTTTCCAGACTCTAGATGTTTATGGATCTCTACTCCTAGAGGAAAAGGTAATTATCTATATGAGTACTATTTAAGAGGACAAGATCCTGAATTTGAGCAATGGGGAAGTACTAGATTTACCTGGAGAGCTAATCCTTTATTAAATCAAGAAGATATTGAAGAAGCTCGTAGGAGTATGAGTAAAAACCTATTCGGACAAGAGTATGAGTGTGATTGGGTAACTCTAGAAGGAAAAATCTATAATATAGACGAAGATAGGCATCTAAGACAAGTAGAAGAAATTAATCCTGGAGATTACAGATATGAATTTTTAGGAGGCTTAGATATTGGTTACAGAGATGAAACAGCTTTCGTAGTAATAGCAAAAGATAGTGATGAAAATTTCTATGTGGTTGATGAGTATGTAGCAAAAGAAGGTACTACCTCTACTCATGCAGAACACATAAAAGAAATAGCAGATAGATGGGATATAGATACTATTTACATCGATTCTGCCGCCCAACAAACAAAAGCAGATTTAGCTTATGATTACGATATTTATTGTGAAAACGCGCAAAAAAGCGTTAATGACGGTATCTTAGCTATACAAAATTTAGTTGATAATGATAAAATAGTATTTGATATAGATAATGCTAGACACTCTTTTGATTCTATTGCTGCTTATAGATGGAATGAACGAACAGAAAAACAAAAGCCTGTACATGATTGGACATCTCACTGTTGCGATGCAATAAGATATGCCATTTATTCTAACCTAAGAGGTCAGGTCAGTATTTATGCTTAAAAGAATACCTATAAAATATATCAGAGATTATATTAAAAAAGAGTATAAATATGATGAATGTTGTTATATCTGTGGTTCTAAAGACAAATTAGAACTACATCACATATACTCTATTTCTGAACTGTTTCATCGGTGGTGTAAAGAAAATAAAATTGACAAAATAGAAGATGTAGAGTACATTAAAAGTATAAGAGTTAAATTTAAAGAAGATTATCATACTTATTTAACTAGTGATAATTTATATACGTTATGTAGTTATCATCATGGATTATTGCACAACTTATATGGACAAGTTTACCCTATATCTTATGATAAGAAGATTGTAAACTGGATAAATATTCAAAAAGAGAAACACAATGGCATTTAAAGATTGGATAGTAGAAAAACTCAATCCAGCACAACCGTTTATTGCAGCTCAAGATCCCTACAATTAGCCAGAGTCAATTGTGGAGTTTGAATCTGCATATCGCGAAATTGAGATTGTTCACAGGTCTATTGAAGTTATTGTAAATGCAGCAACTAGCGTGCCTCTAATAGTAGAAGGAGGTGCAGCTAAAAAACTTCACAAAATTATGAACGCCAAACCTAATCCTTTTGAGGATAGAGTACGTTTGTTCAGAAGGGCAATTTTAGATTTTTATCTTGACGGTAATGCATTTTTTTATTATGATAAAGAGAACGGTGGATTGTATTTACTTCCCGCGAACGACGTAGAAGTAGTTGCCGATTCAAAAACTTTTGTTAGTCATTACAACTATTTAATTCACAATGCTACAACTGATTACTTTGGTTTCGGACAACGCCAAACTACAAAACAAGAAAGAATCACATTTACTCCTGACGAAGTAATACATGTAAAATCTGATAATGAAGATAGTATTTTTAGAGGAGTTAGTAGATTAAAGAACCTGGAAAGACTCTTTGAGCTGTACTATCAGATGACAGAATTTCAAAGATTGTTCTTTAAAAATAATGCTGTTCCGGGATTAGTTTTACAAACTGATAATGTATTAAGCCCTAAAGTAAAAGAAAGACTATTAGAGGCTTGGAGATCAAATTATTCCTCGCTGTTTAAAGGAGCTAGAAATCCAGCTATTTTAGATGGTGGTTTGAAAATTGATAGATTTTCTAACATCAACTTTACTGAACTAGATTTTGAAAACTCAATTGAAAGAATCCAGCAAGATATTGCAAAATCAATTGGAGTTCCTTATGTGTTGTTAAAAAGTGGAAACAACGCAAACATAGCAGCTAACGAAGTATTATTTTATAATCATACAGTAATACCTTTGTTAAATTTATTTTGTAGTGCTTTTTCTCATTATTTCAATGGTGGGGTAGTCATAAGGCCAGATAAAACTTCTATTTCTGCACTACAGCCTGATAACAAAACGCAAGCGATGTATTATTCAACATTAGTTAATACTGGAATTATTACAGTTAACGAAGCTAGATCAGGACTCGGATTCGAAGATTTAGAAGGTGAAGAAAATAATCAGATTAGAATACCTCAGAATATAACTGGAAGCGCTGTTAACCCAGGCATCGGAGGAAGACCTGAAGACTCAGGCGCTAGCGAAGAGTAAAGGATAAATAATGGAAAAAACATTTTATTTAAACAGTAATTTTGAAACTAAAAGACTAGGTAAGTCTGCAGGATTAAAAATTGCAGGTTATGCTAATACTACAGATAAGGACAGGGTAGGAGACGTAGTTACCGCCAAGGCTTGGGCTAAAGGTGTAGAAAACTACAGAAAAAACCCTGTTTTATTATATCAACATAAACATGACCAGCCTATTGGAAAAGTAGATAAAGTTACTGTTGACAGAAAAGGGATTTACGTCGATGCCATTGTGAGTGAGGCAGCTGAAAAACTTCATGGAGTACAAACACTTATTAAAGACGGTAATTATGACGAAAAAACAGATTCTATGACTATCACAGACGTAGAATTACTAGAGATCAGTGTGGTTAGCGTTCCTGCTAATCAAAACTCCCTCTTTAGTATCAGAAAAAGTTTTGATGGAGATTCTGACTATGAGAACTTTGTTAAAAACTTTAAAACAGAAGAAAGTGAGGAAGAAATGGATACAGAAGATACCCTTGTCGAAGAGAAGTCTGAAGCCATTTCTGAAACAGAAGTTGTTGAAACTGTAGAAACTACAGAGACGATTGAAGTTGAAGAAAAAGCTGAAGAAGGTTCTTCAAACGAAGATCTCACTGAAGAAGAAAAAGCAACAGAAGCAGAAGAGTCTACTGAAGAAATTGCTGAAGAGACTAAGACTGTGGAAAAGGAAACAACTTTAGAACTTTCTGATGAAGAGGAAGAGCTAGAGGAAACCGATCCTATGGAGCCGATTCCTTTTGTAAATCTATTGTCTGCCGAAACTTCTTCATTGAATACTGGCTCCTTTGTAAAATACGAAGGAAAAAGATTTAAAATTACTAAAATTGCTACTGCCGAATCTCCAAATTTTAAATTTTTAGAGGTTGACGTAAACGGAAAATCAGTAGATAATATAGATACAATAAATGCAGAAGAAATTGCTGTTGTTAATACTTGGGATATTGATACTAAATACGATATTCATGTTATCAATACAAAAACTCCAAGGTTGACAGATTCAATTAGAGAACAGATTAAATCAAACTATAGTGATTCTAATACTGCAACCGAGCAATATTTATTCCAGTTAAAGAACGATGAAAATATTGCAGAAAACTATGAAAACCAAGAAAAACTTAATAAAATCCTTAATTTAAAATCAAGTGGGGATGACTGGTCAGATTCAGACTATGTTTTCGCAAACTATTTAAATTCAATGATTTCAGAACTTAAGAAAACAAATCAAAATGATCAAAGAGATCTTGCCCTTAAGTTACACGGGCATGCGATTATCGAAGAAAAGGAGAAAGACGATATGGCTACTCAAACTGCAGGTGATGTGCTAACAATTGACACTGGCGCAACCGAAAATAAATCAGCAGAAGCTAAAGCCGCCACTATTGAGGTACAAGAGCCTAGAGTGGCCGAATTAGTTGAAAAAACTGGTGAAGCTATTATGGCTGAAGCAGATGCTAAAGATAGACAAGAGCTTGTTCAAGAGAAAGCAGCTTATACCCCTCGTGAGAGCGAGGCAGTTGCCGAACTTAAAGCTCAAATGGAAAAATACCGTGAAGAGATTGCTGCTCTTCAGAACAGCAAAATGGTATTCCAAGAGTCTCAGCGTAAAGAAAACCCATATTCTGAGAAGGAAATGGCTAACGCTGTGATGCTTGGTTATGCTCTTGGTAAGCGCGATCCTATGGATACCTCTTATGGTAACCGTATGAAAGCTATTGTCCAGTCTGGACATGGAGAGAACTTTATTTCTAACTTCTCTACCAATATTTATGAAGAAATGCAGCAGCAGCTAGTTGTTGCACCAATGTTCCAGCGCTTGAATGTGGATGCAAAAACTTTCCGTATTCCGGTTGCTGATGAAGATAACGGTGGAACCTCTGCGTCTTCTGATGACGTTGCACAGTTCGCTTCTGGAACTTATGCATCTGGTATTGCAGACGCCACTAACGTGCCGAATTCTTACCAGAATAAAATTAAGTCTGTAGACTTAACTCCGCATAAGTTTATGACTTCAACTCATATTGCTAAGGACGAAGAAGAAGATACCATTCTTCCTCTAATCGACTTCCTACGTGCTTCTACGACTCGTCGTATCGCCCGTGCAATCGATAAAGCGATTCTTCGTGGTAACGGCGCTCTAAGTGGCTTTAATGCTAACTCTGATCAGTCGCTTACTACTGGTGGTACTGGATTCCGCTCTGTGATTTCTGGTATTACTAAGCTTGCTAACGCAGCCGCTCTTGAGCAGCAGACTGGTAGCTCGTCTACTAAAACCACTCCTGCTGAGATTGCTGACGCTCGCGCAACTCTTGGTAAGTATGGTCTACAGCTTGGCGATCA